TGGCTGACCAAGCGACAGCTTATTTAAATCATGTTTTCTATAAAGAAAATAATGGCTTCCAATTATTATATAATTTTTTTAAAGATGCTCTAATAGAAAAAAATGGCTTCCTAAAAATCTACTGGGACGACTCTGAAAAAGTTGATTACGAAACTTACGAAAATTTATCACCAGTTGAGAAAGAGGCTTTGCAAGATACTAAAGATGAAATAGAAATTGTTGACGAAGAAGTTTTTGAAGATGAAGATGCTAAAGAACAATTCGAAGCAACCTTAGCTCAGTACGAAGCACAAGGTGTGGATGTAAGTCAAATCCAAGTTCCTAATTTTAATTTATATAATTGCAAAATTAAAAGAATTAAAAAAACAGGAAAAGTAAAAATCGAAAGTGTTCCGCCAGAAGAATTTTTAATTGAGAGAAATGCTAAGACGATTGATGATGCCGATTTTGTAGCTCATAAAGTTTTAATGACAAGATCAGATTTAGTTTCAATGGGTTACTCTCAAGATGAAGTTGATGAATTACCAAAATCAGATTTAGATATTTACAATAATGAAGAAATTGTAAGGATGAGAGATATAGACGAATATAATGTTTCTACTCCAACGGATAGTTCAACAGAAAAAGTTTTAATTTATGAATGTTATATAAAATACGATTATGATGGTGATGGTATTGCAGAGTTAAGAAAAGTTGTTGCAGCAGGTAGTGATGGTTCTCACATATTATCTAATATGCCTTGTGATAATATTCCCTTCGTTACAGTAACTCCTATTCCTATGCCACACAGATTTTATGGAAGATCAATTTCAGAATTAGTTGAAGATGTTCAGTTAATGAAATCTACTGTGATGCGACAGTTGTTAGACAATATGTATTTAACAAATAATAACAGAGTTGCGATCATGGATGGTATGGTTAATATGGATGACCTACTTACGACTAGACCTGGTGGAATCGTTAGAACTAAACAACCACCGAATCAAGTTTTACAACCGCTACAAGCTCAACCAATTTCACAACAAGCTTTTCCTTTATTAAGTTATTTAGATTCAGTTAGAGAAGGTAGAACTGGTGTTTCAAAAGAAGCTCAAGGTTTAAGTCCTGATACATTAAATGCTAAAACTGCAACTGGTGTAAATGCTTTGATGACGCAAACTCAAATGAGATCAGAATTGATTGCTAGAGTCTTTGCAGAAACAGGTGTTAAAGAATTATTTAAAAAAATATTTGAACTAATGGTTAAGTATCAAGATAAAGAAAAAATTATTATGATGAGTAACCAATACATTCCAGTTAGACCTACTGAGTGGAGAGATAGATTTAATATATCAATCGTTGTAGGATTAGGAACTGGTTCTAAAGAACAACAAACTATAATGTTAAATTCTATTTTAGAAAGACAGATCCAAGCTTTCCAATTACAAGGCGGTAGAGAATTACCAATGGTTAGTCTTAAAAATATGTATAACACTTTAACTAAAATGGTTGAAAATGCTGGACTTAAAAATGTAGATACTTACTTTGTTAATCCTGATGTTGGTAAACAAATGATGCCACCTCCTCAGCCACCACCACCATCTCCAATTGAGAAAATAGAATTTACTAGAATTGATGCTGAGAATAAAAGAAAAATGGCAGATATTGAAATTAAATACAAAGAGTTAGAGCAAGACAATAAAAAATTAATGTTAGATTTTGAATCTAAAATGAAAGAAATGTCTTTAAAATACAATACCCAATTAGATAGTGCAAAAATTAAAGCTGATGCCGAAATGGAAAAAATGGTTTTCTCTGAACAGAGTAAAATACTTGACCAAGCACAAAAATCGACTAATATGTTTCAACAACAAGTAAAAGGACTAAATGGAAACGCAAGACCAGACGAACAGGTCGGTGGAAGTGAGCCGATCCAACGAAGCGAAACAAATACTGGGGAGTAAACTTTTTCAAGAGAGCATGGAAACTCTTAAAAAAATTTATTCTGAAGCACTTCTTGAAAAAACAGGTGCTGATGAAAGTGAAACCAGAGAAAAACTTTGGATCGCTTATAATGTTGTAGGTAAAGTGGAACAACACTTACATACAATAGTTGAAACTGGAAAACTTGCATCTAAACAGTTGGAAGATTTCAGACAGCAACAGAATAATACAAAATTTTAACCACTAAGGTTAGAATAAGCCAAGTCGAAAGACAGCTTAACAATAGGAGGACTTAAATGTCTGACGGAAACCCCTTACTGAACAATGAGTCAGTACAAGGTGCGGCTAAAACTATTGAAGGTTTGATGGACTCTGACGGAGTTATCAACAAATCTACAAAAGAAGCAACACCAGTTGAACCAAAAGAAACTACAGAAGTAGAATCTGAGGTTGAGCAAAAACCAGAAGCTCAAGTTGAGGAAACTCAAGAAGTTGCTGAAGAAGAACAAGCATCAGAAGATGAAAATGCAATTGAAGAACAAACAACCGATCTACACCAAGTTACTGTTAATGGTGAAAGGATTGATGTTGACCTTGACGAATTAAAAGCAGGTTATCAAAAAGATGCCGACTACAGACGAAAAACTGAGGAGATAGCAATCGAAAAAAGAGAGCTTAAATCTGAAGAAGATCGTTTGAAGAATCAGTATTCGACCAAGATGGACGATTTAAATTCATTAGTGGTTACTTTAAATGCTGAGATTAACAATGATGTAAATTCTAAGGAGCTTGATGCTCTTTGGGATGAAGATCCAACTGAGGCTGCTAGAGTTGATCGTAAAATTAATAAACGAAAACAATCAATTCAACAAGCACAGCAAAAATTGAGAGAACACCAAAATGCTCAATTTCAGGAAGTGTTAAAAGGTGAACAAAGAAAACTTCACTTAAAACATCCTGTACTTGCTGATCCTATGAAGGGTAATGCAGTTAAGTCAGATATTATGGGTTATTTAAGTTCTAAAGGATTCTCAAATGAGGATGTTTCAAGAATTTATGATTCAAGAATGTTTGATGTCATCATGGATGGAATGAAAGCTAAAGCGAATAAACCCAATTTAGTAAGTAAAAAAGTTAAACCATCTAAATTTGTTAGGTCAGGCGTTAAAACTACTAAAGAAGATATAAATAGTCAAACTAGGTTGAATAAGATTAAGACGTTGAAGAAATCAGGAAGTACAAAAGATGCTACCGATTTATTGATGCGTTATCTATAAATAATAACCTAACGGAGAAAATAAAATGGCTACATATCAAACATACCAAGCTATAGGAAACAGAGAAGACTTAGTTGATATTATATATTCAATTAGTCCAACTGAAACACCCTTTATGTCTGGCGTTGCAAAAACTAAAGCAACAAACACACTACATGAATGGCAAACAGACGCACTAGCACCAGTTGCTGCGAATGCTGTTGTTGAAGGAGCTGACATAAGTTACGTTACTGTAACACCATCAGTTAAAGAAACTAACTACACTCAAATTTCTACTAAAGGAATTAAAGTTTCAGGAACTCAAGATTCTGTAACTTCTGCTGGAAGAAATAATGAGTTAGCTTACCAAGTAGCAAAAGGTGCTAAAGAGTTAAAAAGAGATATGGAAGTAGCTCTTTTATCTAACGTAGCAAAAGCTGCTGGTAATGCAACAACTGCTAGAAAACTAGGTGGAGCTCCAACATGGTACGAAACTAATGTTGATGCTGCTTCTGGTGGATCAGGTGCTGGTAACGGTGCTATCAGAACTGATGGTACTGCTCAAAGAGCATTTACTGAAGCTCAGTTAAAAGGCATCTTAGTTAGCTGTTACAATGAAGGCGGAAACCCTAACATGATTATGGTAAATGCTTTTAACAAACAGAAACTATCTGGCTTTACTGGTGGTTCTACTAGATTTGACGCTGCTGAAGATAGAAGATTAATTACTTCTATTGATGTATATGAGTCAGACTTTGGAACTATGCAAGTAGCTCCAAACAGATTTATCAGAGGTGCTAATGGTACTGCTGCTAAAATCGGTCAAGATGCTCACATCCTAGATATGGAATACTGGGCAGTTTCTTTCTTAAGAGATTTTTCACTACAAACTCCTGCACAAACAAGTGATGCAGATCAGAGATTTATGGTGGCTGAATACACTCTTGAGTCAAGAAATGAAAAAGCAAGTGGTTTAATCACAGATTTAACTACTTCATAATAAATAGATTTGCTTGGGGTGTAACCTTAAAAAAACTACACCCCATTCAATTAAACAAAATGTTGAAATCTTAATAAGGTTATAGATGGAA